TAATGATCTGTCTCGCATGATCATTCCCCTGCCTTACAAAGAACCATCTCAAGTACTATTCCAGATGTTAGGATTTGTAACTCAAACTGCACAGAAGTTTGCGGATAGTACAGAACAGGTGGTTGCAGACGCAGCTAGTTATGGTCCTGTAGGCACTACAATGGCATTGCTAGAAGCTTCCAGCAAGTTTTTCTCTGCCATTCATAAACGCCTTCACAAGTCACAGAAAGACGAACTTAAACTTTTGGCTCGTATTAACTATGAGTATCTTCCAGAAGAATCAATGTGTGATATTCCAAATGGCACACTAAAGATTTACAAGTCAGACTTTGATGGCCGTATTGACGTAATTCCAGTTTCAGATCCAAACATTCCGTCTTCTGCCCATCGCATGATGATGGCACAGATGGCCCTACAACTTTCTCAAGCTTCACCTCCCGGCATGTTCAATGTTGAAGAATTGAACCGTACAATTCTTACAGCCGCCAATATTCCCAATCTAGATAAGATCATGCCTCGTAAACCTGATCCTGTTCCTTTAGATCCCATTTCTGATATTGCAGCGGCAGTTAAGGGTTTACCAATTAAAGCTTTCGTAGGTCAGAACCATGATGCTCACATTCAGGCAAAGATGGCTTATCTGCAAGATCCTATGAATGGTGGTAATCCTCTTATGCAACGTATTGCTCCTGTTCTTCAGGCAAACATGCAAGAACATATGCTAATGAAGTATCAGGAACAGGTTAACGGCGTAGCACAGCAGATGATTCAGCAGTATGGTGCACAGGCTGCTCAAGCTGGCATTGATCCAAATGATCCAAAAGTTATTGAAATGGTTATGGCTCAAGCTGCACAGCAAGTTACACAAGCTAATGCAGCAATGGCTCAGATGCAACAGATGCAGACTCCAGAAGCACAACTGGTTGCTCTTGAAGGTCAGCGTCTACAGGTTGAGCAGCAAAAGGTTCAGGCACAGATTGCCAAGGAATCGGTTGATGCAGCCATGAAGAACCGTGAACTTGATCTGAAGGAAGCTTCTCTCAAGGTTGATATGATTAAGGAAGGTATCAGGACTTCAAGCACTTCAAAAGAAAAAGAAAAAGATAGAAACAATCAAAAAGCCATTGCAGCTTTGGATGCCATTATGGATCTGCTAAAAACTGAGCAGTTAAATGATAATGCCAAAGCTTTAAAGGCGGCAGATTTAATTGGAGAAATGGTAAAGGAAAAGAACAAGTATGACAATATGGCAGGAAATCAATAATAAAATTGACAAAGAAGTAGAAGAATTAAAAAATTACCTTGCGAATGGTCATTGTTCAGAGTATTATAGTTATCGTGAAGTAGTGGGTAGAATTGACGGTTTAAACAAGTCAAAAGAAATATTTCACGATTTTATGAAAAAATATGTGGAAGAGGAGGAATAATAATAAAAATGCAACTTCCATCTATGCAAGCGGCTATTGATAATGCGGATTGGATTAGTCCATCCGAAGTAAAGCTTAACAAAAAAGATCTACCGGGTTTACCGGGATTTCATGTAATTGTTCGTCCAGTGTCTCTTCGTGAAAAGACCAAGGGCGGTATTTTTCTACCTGACAAGGTAAAGGATGATATTTCATATCTTACTACGGTGGGTCAGGTTCTAAAGCTTGGCAATCTAGCTTATAAAGACAAAGAAAAGTTTCCTGAAGGGGCATGGTGCAAAGAAGGGGACTATGTTTGTTACGGTAAGCTTACAGGACAGAAGTTTGTTTACAAGGGTATTAAACTGCTTCTGCTATATGACGATCAAATTATTATGACTGTTGGTAATCCAAAGGACTTAGATTCAACATATAATCTGTCGAATTAAGTAAATTTGCATATTTAACAATAATAGTGTATATTAATATACATCTTAAGCGTTATCGTTGTACTCGCTTACAACGGGAAGGAAAGGAAAAATGGCTAAAGAAGACGAAGATAATTGGTCTACAATTGATTTAAATAGCAATTCTACTCCAGAAAAGGTAGAATTTGAAATTGAGGGTGCGGGTGAGGGTGAGGCAGAAAATGCAGCAGCAGCACCAGAACCAGAAGAAAAAGTTGTCGAACCAGCAAAAGAGGCTGTGGAGACAGAAAAGTTTGAAACGGTTGAACCTGAAAAAGAGAATCAACCAGAAGAACTTAAAGGAATTGAAACAAATGGTGCACAAAAGCGTATTCGCCAGCTTATTCGCCAGCGTAAAGAACGTGAAGAAGAAATTTCTAGGCTTCGTAAAGAAGTTGAAGACTTACGTGGTTCGGTTTCTTACAGGGATAAAGAACTTTATACTTCGATTAAAACAGGCTTTGAAAGTACTGAAGGGCAATTAACATCACGGCTAAATAATGCCAAGATTGCCTACAAGCAAGCAGCAGAACATGGTGATACCGATGCGATGCTTGCGGCACAAGAAGAAATTAGTACTGTAAATGCGGAAAAGATTGCTCTTCGTGAGAAGAAAACAAATTTTGATAATTATGCTCAACAGTATGAAGAATCAAAAAAGAAAGAAGCTGTAGAGACTAATAAAGTACAGAATAAAACTCCTCAATATGATCCAAAAGCTATTGAGTGGGCTTCAAAGAATACATGGTTTGGGTCAGACCAACCTCTTACAATGGCGGCATTACAGATTGATGCAGCATTAAAGGAAGAAGGTTTTGATCCATCAGATGACGAATATTATGAGGAAATTGATACACGTTTACGTGTACAGTTTCCAAGTAAATTTAGTAAGCCTGAACCAAAAGAACAGGCACCCCGGTTGCAGGATAGTCCGAAAAATTCTGCTCAAGTGGTATCAGGTGCGTCACGCACACCTAAGACTTCATCTTCTGGCACTAAGAAAGTCAAATTGTCTCAAGAGGACATTAGACTTGCTCAGAAATGGGGAATTTCACTTGAACAATATGCTGCTGAAAAGCTTAAAGTTGAGCAATCAGATGGCGATTATACAACGGTATCGTAAGATAACCAGTAGCGTGGATAAAGAGAGGATATAAAATTATGACAAATACACGTTTAAATGCACGTACAGCATCATCTAGGGAAAATTCTGGTCGTAAGTTACAATTTGAAGAACCCAATTGGCTTCAAATTCCTGAAACAGTTCAAGAAAGGTTCCGTAATCAAGGTTTGGTCCTTCGTTGGATTCGTGTTTCACTTAAGAATCAGGACGATTATCAGAATGTGGGCAAACGTCAAGCTGAAGGCTGGTCATTTGTATCACAGGAAGAAGTTCCAGAGATGCTAAGTTCTTCTATCGTGCGAGGAGAGGGACGATATTCAGGTGCCGTCTGTCGTGGTGACTTAGCCTTAGCCAAAATGCCTCTAGAATTGGCTGAATCTCGTCAAGAATTCTACGAAAATCGTAGTAGGGAAATGGTAGATGCGGTAAATGCACAGCTAATGCGTGACAATGTACCGGGTATGCCAGTTTCTAATACCAGTAGAACACAAGTAAGTAGGGGAAAAGCTCCTAAATTTCAAGATTAACAGGGGTAAGCCTACGATCTTGTGATTTATTTGGTTATTTTTAACCCTTTGTCTTAATATTTTATAAACAAGCGAAAATAGAAAGGAAAGTGTAATATGTCCACTTCAAAAGCACTTAACGGTTTTCGCCCTTCTCGCATCCGTGGCTCTGGTGCCAACAGCACTGGTCAGTCTGAGTATCCAATTGCTTCAGCATATGGTACAAATATTTTTACCGGGGATCTGGTACGGGTCGTAGATGGGAACATTCAGCGTATTGTTAGCACAACCGATATGATTACTGGTGTATTCCTTGGTTGTTCTTACGTAGCTGATGGAGAACCAAAATTCTCTAAATATTGGCCAGCAAATACTTCTGCAACTAAAGCAGTAGCATATGTTGCCGATGATCCTTCAGCCACATTTATTGTTCAAGCAGATGCTTCGGTAACTGCTGGTGACATCAATTCTCAAAACTTTGATGTTACACTAGGTAGTGGCTCAACTGTAACTGGTAATTCAGGTTTTGGTATTAAAGCATCTACTCGTACAACTGGTCTTGCACCAGTTCGTCCAATTAGTGTATGGGCAGTACCCGGCAATGATATTGCTGTTGGTGCTGAACGTGCGTATCCTGTTCTTGAGGTACGTATTACCCAGAATCCTGATCAGTTCATTACTGTTGTGGCAAGCACTGGTGCACTTGTTGCTCCAACTTCTACAACCTACTAAGTTAAGGGAAGGATTTAAATCATGGCTATTAATCGTTCTAGTATTGCCAAAGAACTACTTCCCGGTCTTAATGCCGTATTCGGTATTGAGTACAAGGACGTAGATAACGAACATGCTCCTCTATATGCCGTCGAACAGTCAGATCGTGCATTTGAGGAAGAAGTTCTATTCACTGGCTTCGGCTCTGCCCCTGTTAAATCAGAAGGTGCAGCAGTTCAGTATGATAACGCACAAGAAGGTTATGTTTCACGGTATACAGCCGAAACCGTAGCCCTAGCTTTTGCCGTCACTGAAGAAGCTATGGAAGACAACCTTTATGACACCTTTGCTAAGGTTCGTGCCAAAGGTCTGGCCCGTGCAATGGCAAACACCAAGCAAGTTAAAGCTGCTGACGTTTTCAACAACGGCTTCAGTTCTTCTTACCTTGGTGGTGACGGTGTTGCACTGTTCTCTAATGCCCACCCAACTGTAGGTGCAGGGAACCAGTCAAACACCCTAGGTGCCACAGATCTTAGTGAATCTTCACTAGAATCTGCTCTTATCACAATTAGCAAAGCTAAGGATGATCGTGGTATTCTAATCGGTCTACAGGCCGTTTCACTCCACGTTCCTTCTGACCTTATCTATACTGCTGATAAGATCCTAAACAGCACACTAAGCACCACAACTGCTACTAATAGCACTACTGGTGTTACAAACGTCAACGACATCAATGCCCTGCGTAATCAGGGTGTTCTGCCAAAGGGCTTCTTTGTAAACCGTCGTTTCACTGATACAAACGCTTGGTATATCAAGACTGATTGCCCCAATGGCACAAAGATGTTTGTTCGTTCTCCACTCCAAACCAAGATGGAACCCGACTTTGACACCGGGAACCTTCGCTTCAAGGCCCGTGAGCGGTATAGCTTCGGTTGGTCCGACTGGCGTGGTTTCTATGGTGCTTCCGGGTCATCCTAGTAGCATTATAGTACAGTAGGCTTGGGAGGGTAACGGTAGCAACTTTTAATCTATCGTTATCCTCCCTTTGTCTTTTGTAATTTAGTATTTAATGGTATAATACTAAAAATACAAAGATTTCTTTTATAAAAAGAGGATATAACTTCAAATGGCGACAACTCTTCGTGAAGGCTATATTGTTGGTAGTGGTGCTGTACTGGATGTGACTTCCAGTGTGACAGTAGCGGATACTCGTATTCGTGCCATTCAAGCTTCTGGTATAGGCACCTTCCTAATTACAGGTGTTTCTGTAGATCCATATGGCAATAAAAATGGCAGTAATATTAAGTTTACTTTAACTACAGCGGCAGATGCCGGTGACATTATTCTTCCAGATGTAGGTATGGTAATGAATGGTGTAGTTAAAGTTTCCGCTCCAACTTCAGCAGCTACAGTAGCAATTTTCTATGGCTAATTACAATTACCTAGTCAACGATATTATTGCTGCATGTGAAAATGATGGGACTGAGTTTGAAAACTACATTCCCAACATGATTAATCGTGCAGAAGAACGTCTTACTAAAGACTTAGATGACTATGGGTTAGTTTATTATACTTCAGTTGCGGTATCTATTCTTAAAAATAAAGTAACTTTACCCACTGGTACTAGAGTAGTTAAGAATTTTAATATTCATAGCAATTCAACTAAGATTAATTTACTTCTTCGTACAGATGAATATATTAATGACTATTGGCCTGTTTCTGCTTCTACTGGAGAACCTAAATATTATTCAAGAATGGACAATACAACTATTTTAATTGCTCCTACAGCAGCATCTACTTACAATGGTGAAATTGTTTATATTGCTCGTCCTGTGACTTTAAGTTCTGTATCTCCAACTAATTATTTTTCAGATTTCTGTTATGATCTTTTATTTAATGCTTCTATGATTGAAGCAATGATTTTTCAAAAAGATTATCCAACTTCTCAAATGTTTGAACAGCGTTATCAGCAGCTTCTTGAACTTCAGCGTAATCAGGCACGTAGAAACCGTAGAGATGATATGCAAACTCCTGCAAGTCCTGCTGGTGCGGATAACCCACTTGTTCCTAACTCCAATTAAAGGTTATAATTATTATGGCTGAAAAAAAGAAACTTGATCAGGCTGCTGTTAATGAAGCAATGGGAATACTTTTAGATCCGCCCGGATCAGACACGGCTAGAGCAAAAAAAACTCTTAAAAATGCTACAGAAGAACAGAAAGAAAAAGCTAGAGAAGACTTAAAAGATTATGATCCTAGCGAAAAAATGGCTAAGGGTGGTAAGGTAGGAAAGGGTTATCATAAAATGCCAGATGGTAAGACTATGAAAGACTCTGCTCATAAAAAGAATATGGCTCATGGTGGTAAAGTAGGTCGTGGTTGTGGTGCTGCTATGAAAGGCGGCGGTTCTGTAATGAAATATGGTAAATCAGGTTGCTAATATAATGCCGCCCATTGATCCTAGACTTTATAGAATTATTCAAGAAATTGAAAGCAGCAATAATCCAAATGCTGTAAGTTCTAAAGGTGCAAGAGGTTTAATGCAAATTATGCCAAAAACTGGTAGGCAACCGGGATATGGTGTAACACCTCTTCGTGATCAATCTCCAGAAGAAAATGTTCGCTTTGGTAAAGATTACTTTAATGCAATGTATAATAAATTTGGCACTGTTCCTTTAGCTTTAGCTGCTTATAATGCGGGACCGGGGGCAGTAGAAAAAGTTGGTGGTGATATTTCTAAACTACCAAAAGAAACACAGAATTATGTAAGTAAAGCAATGAAGCAATTTGGTGATACGGGACAATCAACTCAAATGGTAGAATATACTAGTCCACAAAAAAGATTTAGACAAACATCAAAACAACTAGCAGAAACATCAAAGGCAAGAAATGTAGCTTCAGATACACCGGAAGGTAAAAAAGCTTTAGATAATTTAAGTCTTGCACTTGATTTAGCTACATTAGGGAGAATGGGCATGGTTAAACAAGGTATAAAAGGTGTATGGGAGTATGCTGGTAAAAAGTATGCTTCTAAAAAAGCTGCTGAAAATGCGGCTGCAAAAGCCGCTAAAAGTAGACAGGCATCTGAAAGTGCTTTAGCAGAAGCTTCTCAGGCTGAAGCTAAAGCCGCTGCTACTCCTAAGCCAGCACCATATAAGCCGAGTAAACAAGTAACTGATATTCTTGAACGTCAGCGAAAAGAAGCTTTAACTAGTGGAACTGGTCCTGATTTAAAAGCTGCGGAAAAAAAGTGGGCAGACGAAGCTGCAAAAAAAGCAGCAGACGGAACTGCAAAAAAAGCAACAGATGAAGCTGCAAAAAAAGCAGCAGATGAAGCTGCAAAAAAAGCAACAGAAAAAGAAGCACGGGAATTAGCTTATAAACAATTCACAAAAAAATCTCCTAATAAATCAACAGCGGGTGCTGGCCGTGCTGCTGGTGCTGCTGGTATTACTGCTCTTACTACTGCTGCTGCTTTAAGTGATAAAGGTAAAGATACTGAAAAGCCTAAAAAAGAAGCAAGGACACCAGAGGGTAAAGACTTTGAAGAAGAAATGGGTGTAGGTAAAAAAAATAAACCAGTTGAAACTAAACCAGCCAAACGTGAACCAGCACCAGTTGAAGAAGGTAAGCCCGGTATGACCCGTGCAGAAGCTGAAGAAAAGGGTATTGCAAAACCTGAAGGTGGTTTCTGGCAAGATGTAGCAGATGCAATTGCTGGTGGTAAAGGTAAAGGTACTGTAGAATATGACTATCCTTCAGATCGTGAAGATAAAAAGCATGGAGGCATGGTTTATCGTATGAAAGGTGGTAAAGTTGGTAAAGCAACTAACCGTGGCACAGGTAAAGCTAGGGGAGGTGCATATATTAACTATGGTAAACCTGTTGTATATGATAAATCTTTTACTTCTGCAAAACCACTTAAATCCGGTGGCAAGGTAGGTATGCGTGGTGTTGGTAAGGCCATGCGTGGTTTTGGTAAGGCTATGAAACGGGGTAAATAATGCCTCTAAAAAAGGGTAGTTCTCAAAAGGTAGTAAGTGAGAATATCCGTATGCTTCGCAAGGAAGGCCGTCCTGCAAAGCAAGCAGTAGCAATTGCATTGTCTCAAAGTAAACGAATGAAGGGAGGTGGTCCTGTATCTCCCTCAGACAGTAAACTAAAGCGTTACGGTCTGAGTGGTCTGAATAAGCCTAAACGTACTCCAGATCATCCAACAAAGAAAGGGATTGTCGCAGTCAAGACTTCATCAGGGAATACCAAAATTATTCGTTTTGGTGATCAGAATATGGGACACAATTATTCACCGGAGGCTAGAAAGTCATTTAAAGCTAGACATGCTAAAAATATTGCAAAGGGTAAAGAAAGTGCAGCTTATTGGGCTGATAAATTCTTTTGGGCTGGTCCTTCAGGATCAAAGAAAGCACCACCTAAATCACAAAAATATGTTCGTGGTTTAAAGAGGAAATAATATGGCTATTAACAGATCTAGTATAGGACAGCAAATCATGAAAGCACCAATGAAAAAGAAACCTAAGCTTGGTTCAGGTAAGCGTTTTGAGCAGACTACAAAAGCACTGGCAGCTAAAGGTGTTAAAGATCCTAAAGCACTAGCTGCTTATATTGGTCGTAAGAAATATGGTGCAAAGAAGATGGCTTCAATGGCTGCTGCTGGCCGTAAGAAAGGTAAGTAATGTCTACGTCAGGCACATATAACTTCTCAATGGATATTGATGAAGTTATTCAAGAAGCAATGGAAATGATTGGAGGTGAACAGACTTTAGGACATGATCCTGCGTCTGCTCGTCGTTCAATTAATCTGCTGCTACAAGATTGGCAAAATCGCGGTGTGCTTCTATGGTCGGCTAATACAACTACAGTTACTGTATCTACAAGTGTAACAGCTTATGAATTAACCTCAAGTACTATTGATGTTCTTGAAGCTGTAGTTAATGTTAGTGATACAGATATTCAGCTTGATCGTATTAGTATGGAAGAATATCTTAAGATTCCTCGTAAAAGCCAGACAGGCCGTCCTACACAATATGCAATTCGTCGTGGTAGGACTAATCCAACTCTTTATATCTGGCCTATTCCAGATTCTACAAACTATACAGTAAAGCTTGAACAAGTTCGTTATTTACAGGATGTAAATAAATCCGCTGTTCAAATTGCAGATATTTCACGTAGATTTCTTCCTTGCCTTCCGGCAGGACTAGCTTATTTTATGTCTGTTAAACGTCCCGGTATTACAGAACAAAGAGTTATGTTTTTAAAATCTGAGTATGAAGAACGTCTTGCCCGTGCAATGGATGAAGATAGAGAAAGGTCAAGTATCAGGATTGTGCCTAAATTAAATAGGGTATAAAAATTATGGCTACTGAAAGATACGCGATTGGTGAATGTGATATTTGTGGTTTTGAATATCCATTAAAAAATTTAAAAAAGAATAGTTATGGTTTACGTGTTTGTCCCCGTGATTGGGATGGAATGTTTGATTTAAAAAATCATCCTCAAAATAAAGTTGCAGATGTTAAGGATGACGAAACAATTAAAGATCCACGGCCAGATTTAGGAGATACTTACGTAACTGTAACTACCACTGATTGGCTACCTCCGGTTTATCCATAAATGGCTACTTCTAAAAATCCATATGCAATCTGTGATATTTGTGGTTTTAGATTTAAGCATAGCCAGCTTAAAAAAAATAGTTATGGTATGTTGGTATGTGCTAATGATTGGGATGGATCTTATGATTTTAAAAATCATTGGCAAAATAAAACACCAAATGTAAGAGATAGCGAATTTTTAAAAGACCCAAGACCACCAACTAATTTTGGTAGAAATATAAATTGGGAAGATGACCAGAATAATTGGGAAAATGAAAATAATTATTGGAACACAGTATAAATGGCTACATTAACTGGTCAGAAAATTGCAGATACTTATAAAGATTTGCTCCAGATGGACAATTCTAATGATGGTTTAACAGCCACTCTTAGAAATGTTAAAGATGGTAATGGTGTAGCATCTCCACTTCAATTAAGCAATTCAGCAGTTAATCTTACGGGAACTATTCAATTAAATGGTTCTACACTTACTGCAACTGCTTCAGTTCTAAATGCTGTAGCTGATCTTACAGGTGCAAACGGTATTGTTGCTGTAAGTGGTGGTCAAGTATATGGACGTACTCTTACTGGTGGAAATGGTATTACTATTACCAATGCAACGGGTACGGAAGGTAATCCTACATTTACTGTAGCTGCAAGTATTGCGACATCTGCTGATCTTGAAAATTATCTTCCTCTTACTGGTGGAACATTAACAGGAAATTTAAATGGTACAAATATTACTGTAACTGGTAATGTTTGTGCTACTGCTTATTACGGTGATGGTAGTCATTTAACTGGTATCGCAGTTTCTATTCCAAGTTCAGTTGCTACATCTTCTCAATTAGCTGCTGTATCTGCTGCTTTAGCTGCAAGTATAGCAAATCATCTTCCATTAGCTGGTGGAACTTTAACTGGACAATTAGTAGGAACATCTGCAACATTTAGTGGAGCAGTATGTGCAACTACTTATTATGGTGATGGTAGTAATTTAACAGGAATTACTGCAAGTATTCCTTCTTCAGTTGCAACGTCTGCTGATTTAGATATTTTAAGAACAAGTATTGCCAATGTTTCTTCAACTATGGCTACAAGTATTGCTAATGTTTCAAGCACAATGGCAACAAGTATTGCAAATCATTTACCATTAGCTGGTGGAACTTTAACAGGGCAGCTAATTGGAACATCTGCAACATTTAGCGGTGCGGTATGTGCTACAACATATTATGGAGATGGCAGTAATTTAACTGGTATTTCTGGTGGTGGTGGACCAACAAGGGGTGTTTACGTATTTACAGCAGTTGGTGGTGAAACATCTATTTCTGGTAATGACGATGATGGTGATTTATTATCTTACACTAATACCTCAATAACAGATGTTTATTTAAATGGTATTCTTTTAGATCCAGACAAAGACTATACTGCTGCAACAGGTAGTAGTATTGATGCTTTAGTTACATTAAATGCAAATGACGTAGTTGAAATTATTGCATATAATCCATTTAATATTACAGAAACATCTGTAACAAATTGGACTGCAAATAATTTAACTGTAGTTAGCAGTGCGAATTTTACTTGTAATGTAACTGCTACAGCTTATTGGGGTGATGGTAGTAATTTAACAAATATTTCAATACCAGCTTCTGTTGCCACATCTGCTCAACTTGCTTCTGTAAGTGCAAGAATTACATCTGTAAGTGATTTTGCTGTAGCTTTATCAGCTACAATGGCTACAAGTATTAATAATAGTAATATTACAATTGCTGCTGTATCAGCTTTAACCTCAGTTAATAAAGCTGCTATAACATCTATTAATACTGTAGTAAATGATGTATCTGTTTTAACTTCAGTTAATAAAGCTGCAATTACATCTATTAATACAGTTGTAGCTAACGTATCAGCTTTAACATCTGTAAATCTTGAACATATCACATCTATTAATACATATATTGGAACAGTTTCAAGTGCCTTAGCTACAAGTATTGCCAATGTTTCTTCAACTATGGCTACAAGTATTAATAATAGCAATATTACAATTGCTGCCGTATCGGCGTTAACATCTGTAAATCTTGAACATATTACATCTATTAATACTTATATTGGAACAGTTTCAAGTGCCTTAGCTACTAGCATTGCTAACGTATCTAGTACAATGGCTACAAGTATTGCAAACCATTTACGTCTAAGTGGTGGTACATTAACAGGTCAGGTTAGCGGTACTGGCCTGACTATGAGTGGTATAGTATCTGCGAATGAAGTTGATGCTCCTACAGGATCATTTAGTACTAAAGTATCTGCCGCTGCCATTGTAATTTCAGGTATTACAAGTGCGGCTACCGCTGTGTTTAGTGGTCAAGTCAGTGGTACTGGTATTACAATGAGTGGTATAGTATCCGCTAACGAATTAGACGCACCTACAGGATCATTTAGTACTAAAGTTTCAACTGCTGCAATTGTTATTACGGGTATTACCAGTGCAGAAAGTGCAGTATTTGGATCTACAGTAAGTGTATCAGCTAATCTATTTGATGGATTGGGTAACGTAAGAACAGTACCAGCAAATTCTCAAACTGCAAAGTATACGGCTTCTATTGGAGATAATGGTAGATTTATTTCAATTACAACTGGTGGCGTAGTTATTCCATCTGGTATTTTCTCTGCTGGTCAAAACTTTACAATTTATAATGATTCTACTTCTGCTCAAGATGTTTCTTCTGCTGTAGGTGTAACTACTTATTTAGTAGGTACTGCAACAACTGGTTTAAGAACTGTAGCTGAAAGAGGTTTAGCTACGGTATTTTGTGTAGGATCTAATACATTTGTTATTACTGGTGGTGGATTAACATAACATGTCAATTTATAATTTATTGGCAGGGTATGGTGGTGCGGGTTTAACCACATATAAAGAAATATTTGCTAATGTTACTTCTACAACTTGGCAAGTTCCTGATGGTGTTTCAAGCATTATAATTAAAGCTTGGGGTTCTGGTGGCGGCGGCGGTAAAACTGGTTCTACATCAGGATCGGACGGCGGCGGCGGCGGCGGTGGTGGTTACATTTATACCACAGTAACAGTTACGGGATTAGAAACACTAAATATTTATGTTGGTGATGGTGGTGCCGCAGGATCAGGATCTTCAAATCAGTCTGGTGGTGGTGGTGGTGGACTCACTGGCGTGTTTCGCAGTACGATTGTATTAGCCATAGCCGCTGCTGGTGGTGGTGGCGGTGGTGGTTCAGACACCAACAACGAAGATGGAGGCGGTGGTGGTGCTGGTGGTGGTACAAGTGGTTTAGCTGGTGCTACGGGCGGCGGTGGTGGTGGTGGCGGTGGCGGTGGCGGAACACAAAGTGCTGGCGGTACCCCCGGCACAGGTGGTGCTGGCACAGACGGCGAACAAGGCAACGCAGACGGTATTTACCACGGTGGCGACGGTGGTAACGTAGCTGGTGGTACAGGTTCAGGTGTAGCTGGCGGCTCATTATATGGTGGTAATGCTGGTGA